AGGCTATAGATGGCTTTGTGCGTTACCTAGAGGCACGAGGCATAGCACCCTCAACAGTAAACTCTAGGCTCTCCACGTTATCCAAAGCGCTCACATTCGGTGCTGACCGCGGGTACATAACAAACCGCCCAAAGGTTACACGCAAGAAGGTAGGCAACAACGCACGCCTTAGGTTCTTTAGCGTAGAGGAAGAGAACGACATCATAGAAGTACTTGAGGGTGATGGTCGGTATGACTTCGCTAACTTCTTCAAGTGGTCTATCGACACAGGCATGCGTCCTATAGAGGCACGCTTCCTACCGCAAACCGCCGTGCGTTCTGACCCTGAGCTGGACTACTTAGTAGACATGCGTCGCACCAAGAACAGTTACCCACGCACGATACCACTTACAGCACGGGCTTACACAGCCTTTCAAGAACTATGCGATGAGCCTATGCCCTTCGCTAGGTTCACAGAGGGACACATCAGGAGCAACTGGAAGTTTGTCAGGGAAGCACTCAATGACACCGACCCTGAGTTCGTGTTCTACTTAACACGACACACCTGTGCGTCACGCTTAGTGCAACGCAAGGTAGACCTTTATACAGTTAAAGAGTGGATGGGACATAAGACATACGAAATGACCATGCGCTACGCTAAACTCTCACCTCGGAATATGCTTGACGCTAAGGAAGCACTTGAACAAGGTATACAATAACCCACACAATATATGAATGAAAGAGTCACAACATTCCTATGGGCGTACGTTCAAGTTACGCTCGTAGCACTTAATACATGGCAGATAGCTAACGGGAAGTTCTCAGGCGCACTGGTTGTGGGCTTCCTAATCTCCCTAACTTGGACATTTAACGTACGTCATGCTGCTTTCGGTGACATGACTACTCGCATTATTTATTCTACTGGCGCCATGTTTGGCACCGCAACAGGACTATTATTATCACAAGCATTATACCAATAACACATGAAAACACTAACCACACTATTCGTACTACTATCATCAAGCGCCTTCGGTGCTCTTAACATACCTCATAACATCGTTGAGTTAATAGGAAACACACAGGGCGTACATGTAGATGACATCAATGCAGGGCTATTAGCTTCGCCTCCATCCGCAGTGAAATTCCAACAGGGCACACAGTGGGTTCCACTTACAAACGGTGATGCCTTCCAAATACAAGGCTTAGGTGACCGTGTTGAGTTCCAAAGTCTTTCACGTAAGGATTGGTACTTTGACAAGAAAGTTATCTACCCTAACGAGTTACCCTTGACGCAACTGAAAGCAGTTAAAGGTACTGACGTCATGACAATTACAGCTACAGCAAACCACGATAACTACAAACAGTATTCTATTAGCTTCGTTAAGTTCTTAAATAACGGACAGCCAAAGCTACGAATCATTCACGTAGGTGTTCTCCCTGAGCTCGCTGAGTTCTCGTTAGTCCTAGGTCTTTTCGGTCTTGGGTGCGTTATGATGCGCCGTCGTCGTGTAAATTAGGTGACAAATTGATGACAAACTACGGCAATAGTGACATTTACTGACAAACACAAAGTTAAAAGAGTATTTGACATATAACCGAATCTCTCTTTATATTCAATATGTTAGTGGTGCCCAAGGAGAGACTCGAACTCTCACGCCATTGCTGGCGGGGGATTTTGAATCCACAGGAATCACCGACATTCACACAAATCACTGAAAATAAAAGATTAATTACAAATACTTATCCCCTGTAAAGGTGACAACCGAATAGCAGAGGTGACAAATTACTGACAAACTCAAACACATGGACGAACTCACACAAGACGAATTGAACAACGATATGACCACGATTGGTGTAGGACGCTACCGTAACAAGGTAGAGGGCGCTAAGAGCCGTGGCACTGAATCGGAGACCGCTTATGGTCAACGACTCATTAGAGGAGCACTACCTAATTACATCAAAGCTATCGACGACCTCAAGAAGTCTTGGAAGAAAGTTAAGAACAAAGGGCAATGGCAAAGTGACCTACTAGAAATTAAGTCAGACAAGATTGCGTTCATGGTTATGCGCACAGTCTTGGACATGCTTACACGTAACTGCAAGATGGCGGCTATGTGTACCAAGGTAGGTAACGTACTGGATTATCAGATGCGTTGTGACCGCCTCATAGAAGCTAACTCAAAGGGTGAAGGTATTGTTCTAGGAGCTAACCGTAAACGTGGTTGGGTTGCAGCTAAGCATCACATACGTGTCAGCATTAAGCACGAGGTAGAGAAGGGACTCATGGAGGATATACCTGTATGGTCTCGTCGCGATGTAATGGCATCAGGTCTTAACCTCGTTGAGCTACTCAGAGATTCTACAGGAGTTATAGAGTACCGCTATGTTACAGACACAGGACGCCGTAACCCTACTCGTTACGTTACTGCATCAGAGGAAACACTACGCTGGGTCGAGGAGTTCAACTATCACAAAGAGCTCCTCAGTCCTTTCTGGTTACCTACAGTAGACACACCCGATGAGTGGAAGAACATTTGGGAAGGTGGTTACAAGGTAGAGGATACTAAACTACCTAAGCTGCCGTTCATTAAGACTACCAACATGGAGTTCCTACGTGGTGTCGAAGGTAAGATAGAAGAGCCTATGGAGGCTTGTAACTTAATTCAACAAACACCTTGGAAGATTAATGATGAAGTCCTAGCCACAATGGACTGGGCTTGGAACAACTCTGTTAAGGTCGGTGGATTACCTAGTCGTGATGACGAGATAATGCCTGACATCCCTGAAGACTTTCACGACAACAAGAAGTCTAATGCTATCTGGAAACGTATGGCGTCTGGCGTACACAAGCGCAACATGGGTACACGCTCACGTCGTTTACTAGTAGCTAAGGTTTTGTTCTTAGCTGAGAAGCTAGCAGGTAACCGCTTCTTCTATCCTACACACTGTGACTTCCGTGGACGCGCTTACAACATCCCTGCGTTCTTAGGTATACAAGGACCTGACATGTGCCGTGGGTTACTACGCTTTGCACGTCCTGAACGTATCAAGACAGAGGAGCACTACAAGTACCACGCAGTACAAGGTGCCAACACTTGGGGATACGACAAGGTATCACTCGAAGACCGCGTAAAGTGGGCTAACAATTTCTCTCAAGACGCTATTAAGATTGCTTCGAACCCTACACGAGAGCTACTATGGACTGAAGCCGATGACCCTTGGCAGTTCCTAGCTTGGTGTTTCGAATGGGCGAAGCTACAGAACACGGGTAAGCTAGATACATACCTCCCTGTGAATATGGATGCCACAAATAACGGTCTTCAGATTCTCTCTATGCTTACTCGTGACGAATACGGGATGACTGCTACTAATGTGTTACCTACAGACACACCAGCAGACATCTACGGGGTTGTCGCTAAACAAGCTGAGGTTATTCTACGTGAGCAAGCTGAGCAAGGCGACGCTATAGCTGACGGCTGGTTAAAGTTTGGCATCGACCGTAAGACAACTAAGCGCCCTGTTATGTGCTACAGTTACGGACTTACTGAGTATAGTAACCGTGCTTACATCGACCAGTGGTATGAAGACCAAATCCACGGAGAAGGGCGTACAAAGGCTTTCGATGAGGATGACAAGTACGTAGCCGTACACGTACTCGCAAAGGCTGTATGGAAGGGTATAGAGTCCGTACTGGACAAACCTAAGCAGTGCATGGACTGGTTCCAAGAGTGCGCTACTATCATCAGCAAAGAAGAAAAACCACTCAACTGGATAACACCTAGTGGTTTCCCAGTACACCAAGAGTACTTTAACTACACTCAGAAGCAGGTAAAGACTTGGATTAGCGGAGCAGCTACCCACGTTCGTTATCGTGAGGAAGACGACAGACTTAGTAAGATGCGCCAGAAGAATGGTGTCTCACCTAACTTCGTTCACAGTCTGGATGCTGCCGCGCTTCACAAAACAATCATCAAAGCTAATCAAGAGAAAGGTATCTATGACTTTGCTTTCATTCACGACTCTTATGGAACACACGCTACTAACTGTGGTGCCTTAGGGGAAGTTTTAAGAAATGTATTTGTTGAGATGTTTAGTGTTGACTTACTCCAAGATTGGAAACATCAATTAGAACATAACACGAACATAGTCCTTCCAGAGCCGCCCACATATGGCACTGCGGACATCTCACAAATCACTAACAGTACATACTTTTTCAGCTAGCACTCTGCTAGTTGTACAGTAAACCACCAATAAACGGTAATAGACACAAATGAGTAAAGTATACACATCGCCAAAAGGCACAGCGGTTTATCCGCGCATCGACACACCAGACACAAAGTTTGACGAGGACGGCTTGTTCTCTTGCAAACTACACGTATCTGAAGGAGACTTCAAAGCGTTTGAAGCTCAAATTAATAAAGAGGTAGAAGCAGCATACAAAGCGGAATGCTCTTCACAAGGTAAAGACAAAGTACGTCGCGCCGCCTCAACTCCTATCCGTATCACTGACGACGGTGACTATGAAATCTTTGCTAAACAAAAAGCAAAGGTACACACCAAGTCTAAGGGTACTCTTGAGTTCTCTGTAGCTTGTTACGACAGCACAGGAAACAAGATTGAGACACCTAAGATTGGTAGTGGTTCTACACTTAAGTCAGCGGTTGAAGTTAACACTTGGTTCGTTCCAAGTCAGGGCTTTGGTTACACACTACGTCTCCGCGCGGTTCAGGTTATTGACCTCGTAGAATACGGAGGGGGTGCCAGCGCTGGTAACTTCGGCTTCGGTGCTGAGGAAGATGGCTTCGTCGGAGAAGGCGAGTCGTTCAACGAAACATTCAAGGCAAACGATGAGGCGCAAGCGTCCAACGCGCCGTTCTAAGTTTCGTTCTCGTTTTGAGGAAAAGGTGGCTTCCGCTCTAGAACGGGCGGGAGTTCACCACTCCTACGAGAGCATGAAGCTAACATACACAAAGGAGTGCAAGTATACGCCTGACTTTGTTTTAGACAACGGAATTATATTGGAGGTAAAGGGCTATTGGCTAGCGGCAGACCGAACCAAACATCTACGAGTAAGGGACACACACCCAGACCTCGACATCAGATTTGTATTTCAAAGAGCAACCAACACACTCAACAAGACCTCAAAGACAACATACGCGGACTGGTGCGACAAGCACGGGTTCCTATGGTGCGAGGGGACTCTACCACAAGAATGGATGAACTAACGGCTATCGCCACACACCAACCATGCGACGACTGCGGAAGCACCGACGCTCTTACTATCAACGCTGACAATAGCACTAAATGCTATTCGTGCGGTTTGTTCACACCAAGCCGTAGTAACACAACAACACAACCCACACAAAAATCAGAAATGAGTAACGTATCACCACTCGGATTCACACAAGGTAAATTCATGGATATCGCACCACGCGGTATTAACAAGGATACCTGCGTTAAGTTCGGTTATCAGATTGGAGAGATGAACGGCAAGCCTTGCCACATCGCCAACTACCGCAACAACGACGGAACACAAATAGCTCAGAAGTATCGGTTCGCTGATAAGAGCTTTCACTGCAATGGTAACCCTAACGTATTCTTCGGTCAGCATCTCTGGGTGAATGGCGGTAAGAAGCTTGTTATTACTGAAGGTGAGATAGACTGCCTTACAGTTAGCCAGTTACAAGGTAACAAGTGGGCTGTAGTTTCTCTACCTAGTGGAGCACAGTCAGCTAAGACTATATTCAAACGTCAGCTTGAGTGGTTATCCACTTGGGATGAAGTCATCGTTATGTTTGACGAAGACAAAGCAGGACGTGAAGCAGCAGAGAGTGTTGCTCATATACTACCAGCAGGTAAGTGTAAGATTGCACGTCTAAGTATGAAAGACCCTAACGAGATGCTTCTAGCCAAGAAGGGTGATGAAGTTATCCGTGCGTTCTGGGATGCCAAGGTATGGCGCCCTGACGACATCGTTGATGGCTCTGAGTTATACGAGCGTCTCATTACACCTAAGCATAACGACAGTATACCTTATCCATACTACGGACTTAACTCTATGACACGCGGCTTACGTCGTGGTGAGATTGTTACATTCTGTGCTGGTTCAGGTATAGGTAAGTCTGCTGTATGTAAGGAGATTGCTTTACACATCCTTAAGTCTACTGACCGTAAGCTTGGTTACATAGCACTTGAGGAATCCATAGAGCGCACAGCTAACGGTATCATAGGACTAGAGATGTCACGTCCGTTACACCTTGAGCCCTTCGAGGCTTGTAAGGGTTACGACAAAGCATACAAGGAAACCGTAGGCTCTGGACGCTTCTTCCTATACGACCACTGGGGCTCGCTAGACAGTGACAACCTACTAGGTCACATCCGTTACATGGCTAAGGCTATGGACGTAGACTACGTGGTTCTCGACCACCTATCCATTGTTGTAAGTGGAATGGGTGACGGAGATGAACGACGCATTATTGACAACACCATGACTAAGCTTCGCGCATTAGTTGAGGAAACTAAGATTGGTATTGTTCTAGTTAGCCACCTCAAACGACCTGAAGGTAAGGGACACGAGAACGGCGCTGAGACATCCCTAGCACAACTCCGTGGCTCTGCCGCTATCGCCCAACTCAGTGACATGTGCATTGGCTTGGAGCGTAACCAGCAAGACAAGGAAAACAAAAACCGCACTGCACTGAGAGTCCTCAAGAACCGCTTCAGCGGAGAGACAGGACTAGCTTGCCAACTGCTCTACGACAAAGAGACAGGACGTATCTCAGAAGAAACTAATCCTCTATTCGGAGACACTGAAGACGAGGTCAACCCATTCACATCATAACACAAGGAGAAAATGAAATACTGTTCAAACTTTAAATACGACCTCGAAATCGGTCAAGCAGCAGAGAAGGAAGTTGGCGACATGCTCGCTAATCAGAAGATAGAAGTTAAACTAGACAAGATGGCAAAGCGCACTGGTAATCTATTTGTAGAGTACGAGTCACGTGGTAAACCATCTGGTGTATCTCGCTCTGAAGCTGAGCATTACTGCTTCGTTGTTGGGAACCTAAAGTTATTCATACCTACCGAACGCCTCAAGGAGCTCATAGAACCCCTCAAGGGAACTAAGGCTGACAAGCGCGGCGGTGATAAGAATACATCTAAAGGTGTACTTCTTAAGTTGACTGACATCCTTCAGGCTATATAGTTAAGATTACACACATGCATTATCTAGACGAATTAGACGACGAAGCGATAATCTTCGACAACTGCGAAAGCGCCATAGTAGGTCACGACTACAACGGTTTCGCGGTTTATCAACACAACAAGTTAGTAGAAATCTTTGAATCCCAAGGGATGACACAAGACGAGGCTATAGATTGGGTTGACTATAACATAGCAGGCGTATGTCCGCGTAACTACACAATATTATACACATGAAAACAATAGCATACTTCGACATTGAAACAAACGCCATTGAGGACTGGGCTACACTCAGCGACCTCAAGGACATGCACTGTTTAGTTGTTATCGACCAGAATGGTACAGGGTGCTACCGCTCCCATAATATCCAAGAAGGTCTAGACAGACTAGCAGCTGCAGATACTATCATCGGACACAACGGTATCGGTTTTGATGCTGTTGCTCTCTGGAAGCTATATGACTTCCGCCATCCTGACGTACAAGACACAGCCATCATGGGACGCCTTATGTACCCTGATGTCCGTAATGATGACAACAAACGTGCTGGGTTCCCTAGAGAGCTCATCGGTTTCCAGTCGTTAAAGGCTTGGGGCTACCGCATAGGTAACAAGAAGTCCGACCACGGTGAAACTGAAGACTGGTCTGAGTGGTCACAGGAGATGGAAGACTACTGCGTTATTGACGTAGAGGTCACTAAGAGTCTCCACGAGTTCTTCTTAAAGAAAGGACTAGGAGCACTTAAGCA